TGGCCGATCTGCTGCTGAATATCCATGCCCTGACCGAATAGCTGGCTGCCAACGCCGCCAAGACCTGCCGCGCCTGCTTGCTGAACGCCTGCGGTGCGGAATGCTGTGTCCAAGGCTTGGTTGTAGGCTTGCTGACGCTGTTGCGCTGCAATGTCACCAGCCATGCGTCCGTATTCTCCAGCCATAACACCTTCAGCTACACCTTGGCGCGATCCACCAAATGCACCTGCCTGCGTAGCTTGCGCACCTAGTTGGTTCTGAGCCATCTGCTGTTGGCGCATAATGTCTTGCTGCGTGCGATCAATGACCTCTTGCGTGTATGGGTTCATGTACTGCTGTGCGCTTGGCTGGAACCCTGCCAAGTTTCCGTAAGTTTGACCTGCTCCGCGCATTGCTGCAGCAGAACTCTCAAATACGTTTGGCGGAGCTGAGGGTTGCGCCGCAGGCAACGCAGGCCGCGCTATAGGTGCTATTGGTTGATTTGCTGATGAACCCATTGCGTTATCCTCCGAACAAGCCGCTAAAGTCTAAAGAGATATTGCCACTAGGCCCAAGCGGGTCAAAGCCACCACTCTGCGATCGACGCTTACTTTCTGCTACACGGTCAGCCATGATTTTTCTCATGTTGGGGCCATCGTCGCCACCGCCAGAGCTAATCGCGCTAAAAAGTCTACCAGATGATCCGCCAGAATAAGATGGGGTTGATTTAGCGGGCGCTACGTAATTTGGATTTACTGCGCCAGTAATTGGATCAAAGCGACCTAAGTTTGCAAAGTATTCATACTGATCTGGGCGCAACTCTTTTAAACGCTCAAGTGCTGAAAAGTAAGCTGGTGCAGTTGTGTACCCAGTAATGCCGCCTGATGTTGCTGTGTCCACCCCAGACATATCCATTGCAGCAGGAGCAGATAAGCCAAAAGCTGCAGTCATGGCCCCCAAGTTCTGCGCCCTAGCTTGCTCATATGGGTTTAGCGCTGCAATCTCTGGACCAAAGTAGGGCAGGTAGCCCATCTCTTTGATCTTCTTGGCCTCTTCAACAGCTAACTTACTAGCTTCCGTTAAGTAGGCTGGTATCTTGTTCTCTTGAACTGTTTTGGTGGTGCTACTACTGCCGCCCATTTTAGAACTCCAAGTGCATTGTTATAGAGTGAGGCTTCCAGCCAATCTTCTCCAAAGGTTTTTGCCATCCAAAACGACCATCAAATGTGGCAAATGAACAGCCTTGCAATTTTGCCCATTCTTTCACACTTTCAGTCATTTGTAAAATTTGATCCAATTCACCGCCAGCAAGAAAAACATGCAACGCATTTCTGTCGTGGTATACCACAATTTCCGTTACAATGCATCCTCGCTCTGCAGGCCATAACTGCATCTTACCAGAGTGTATGCCTTTGCAAACCTCTTCCCAAGTATTCATATTGCCTGAGCGCTCTAAGGCTTTCTCAATCCAAGGCCTGCAGCGCTCTAGTGGATTTATTTCTACGTGAGCATTCATCCGTGTAATCTCGTTATTGCGATTGTTGATGCAGGCGCAGCAGGGCAAAACGCTGTCGCAGCCGTAGCATCAAGAAAACCATTCGTGTCGCTTGTCGCCCAATACGCCTCAAGGTAATCACCAGCCGAAACTTGAAAAATTGAGCTACGACTAACAACTAAGCGTGCGCCGTTGTTCTTGAGCGTATTCACCATAGTTGAGCCAGTAACATCAGTGCCGTTAATGCGAGGCCAAAAGTAAAAGTCCACGCTAGACGATGAGCCTGCGCTGATCTGCGCGGAAAAGCTAATCATGTATTCGCCACCCTCAGCAAACACAATGCGACTTGCGGGCGTGCCATTTGTGATGCCGTCAGCAATGCTAGAAGTGTACGTTAAAGCGTACGCTGTGTCGGCTGATGCAGCAGTCTGGTCTGCTGCGATTGCACCAAGGTAATGCCCATCCTCCAAGACGATCTGAACAAACGCACCGTCCTTTGACACAACGGGGTATTTGTTTTCACGATCCCATAATATAACGCCATCTTCTGATGGGTTGTCGTCAGCAGTCTTAAAACCTAGCTTAGACAGGTTGCGCTGCAGGTAGTTGGAAAGTGAACGCCCCCACTGGCGCAAGTCAGGGCCAATAGGGGGCAGAATGGGGCTAGGCATTACCGAAGACCCCCAGTAACGGCATCAACACGCATTGTGCCAACGCGCCAACTTGCAGGTTGGTCACCCTCTACGCGCATTCTGAACTGCCGCCCTGAAAACCGCACAGATGTTGGATTGGCTGGGTTATATGGCCCATAGGTGCGCTCTGTATCGTTTGGGTGGAAGCGTGTCTTAAAGGTTACGTCAACGTCACCTTGCGTCTTTTCATCTGGTATTAGCTTACTCACTTTGACAATCTGATCACCCGCGCCAATGCTAATCGGTCCAGTTTCTGCAAATACAGTCGCGCTGTCGTAGTTTACGCCGACCTCATGGTCATAGATGTCTGTATCTGCGTTGTGACCTGCCATCCAAGGGTAACGAAATACGCCGCGCGATACGCCAGATGTACGTGATAAGTTGCCTATCAGCCAGTGACCTTCTTTGTAGTCAAACACAACATAGCGATCTATTTCAGTGCTATTTGATGAACAGTAAAACCACCACACCTCACCAAACTGACCGTTTGTGAACGACCAACACTTAGATTGTTGGCCTGTGTTAAAGCTATCAAAGACATAATCGTGAACATCGCATGGTAATTCTTGGACGCTGTTACCATCAAAGCGGAAAAACCCACGCTGACCCATCCAGAACACACCCGCGTCAGTGTCACACGCCGCCTTGCGCGAAATGGCACCGCATGACGTACCCACACGCTCAAACCCGTAAACGTAGGGCGGGCCTAGATAGCGAGCTATGTGTGCGTCCTGATCTGTTAAGATAAGCGTCTGACCCTTAGTCCGAACGCCCTGCATAATCTGACCAGATGTCTGCAATAGAATATCGCCAGCTTCGTTTGTCGCTGCGGGTGTCCATGTTGTGTTGTCTTCGCGGTCACACCACTGAACCTTGCGTGGGTTGCCACCCGCACCAAGGCAGAACACAAAGCGCTCCTCTGTCACAACCATTGCAAGGTTGTCCGTTGGCGCGTTGCTAACTACCGCTGCATTGCTTGCCGTATCTAGCTGCCATTCCAACAAGCGCCCATCATCATAATGCACCGCAAGTAGGTATTCGCCCCAGTTATCTAAAGACCACGTTGTGGCCTCTTGCGGTACGCTTGCAGAATTTGCCTGAATAGGCTGACCATAGTATCCAATCCCGTAAAAGCCACCGCTGTATCCAGTATTTACCGCCGCATCCTCGCGGCCTGTCGCTAGGTCTGACGGCGTAATATCAGTGACAACTCCCGCACCTGTCATAACCTTTAGCTCAGAATGCGATCCACCAGCCATCCAAGCATTGCCGTTATTCGTTTCCCATGTGTGCATTCCGCGAACTGGGTTTGTGCTAAACGATGCCTTACGCTCTTGCCATCCGCCAATCGGACGTAAGCTGTTGTCGCGCCAGCGTACTAATGAGCCATCACGCCAGCGATTGCTCTGCTCATAGTCTGTGCCGTTGCGGTAAAACCCTGCGGGGATGTCTAGCGGTATGAGCGTCATGCTTTATGTCTTCATAATGAAGGCCAGCGCATAGTAGGCTGGGCGGTTGTCGATACTTTCGCCTGATCCTGTTGATCCAGTGTCTCCTGAAATTGTGTGTGTGTGATCAGGTTCTGTGGATGTTGTTGATGCGCTATCATAACCCCAAAGCACCCCACCATCCTGTAAGGCATAAGGTGATCTCGGCTCAAGCCGATCATATGTGTGATTGTGCGAACCCGCCGCACCTGTTGCAAGTGTGCCAGAACCGTGCGTGTGGCTTGGCAACTGCCCCTCTGTTAGCGTAATGCTGTTTGCGCCACCTGTATCACCCACATCATGCGTACCGCCGCTGTCAGTGCCAGAACCCACAATAAAACGATCTACAAGGTTTGGCGTACTGTTTGTGCCGTCACATAACACCCATCCTGTCGGGATCGCTGAAACTGCACCCGACCACATAATAATACCGCCAGCAGGCACATAATGGTCATAATTATCAGCAAGAGTATTTAGTTCTGCCGCTGTTCCAGTGTAGTCAGTGCCGTTGATCGTCAGCGTGCTAAGATCGGGCGCTACTGTACCTGATGTACCATTTACCGCGTCAACAATAGTATCCAACGCCGTATTGATTGTCGTACCCCAAGTATCCTCTGAGCCGCCGACTGTTGGTTTGGTAATACTGATAGCCATATGATGTCTCCTATGCTGCTAACATACAGCAGTTTTTCGCTTTCGTCTATGTTAGTGGGCTAATGTCAGTCCATGTGCTGTCATCTTCCGATATGCTAGACCAACTGCTTGTGTCTTCCGATATGTCCGTCCAACTGTCCGTGTCCTCCGCAAGCTCGACCCAAATATCTGTGTCTTCCGCCTGATCTGTCCAGATGTCGCCATCTTCCGCAAGCTCGACCCACTTCTCAGAGAGTGACGCAAGAACCGTGGATGTCGCTTCCTGCAGGAATGCGTTGCTATTGTACGTCATAGCACCGCCAGCGATTGTCGCGCTCAAGCCTACCGATAGCGCGCCTGTGTTTGTGCGAATTAAACCAGCACTCACTGGCATTGCGCCTTGCGCACTTGGCGCGGCTGCAGTTCGCGTGCGGATGACGTTTGGCTGCACCAAAGAGTATGCTGAAATTGCGTAGTCGACGTAATTCGGCTCATAGTAGCCAGCGTCAACGTATAAGCTGCGTGGCACAATGTAGGCGTCGAATGTCGCGTTGGCTCCGATTAGAGTTGTGATTGTGGCTTGGCTTAGTGAGCCGTTTGGCCTTACGCGATACCCGCCGACAAGCGTTGTTCCTGTGCTACTAGAGCGCATACCCGCAGTGCGGATGCGAACTGAGCCAGTGACTGTAGCAGATGCTGGGCTTTGCGATACGCCTGCCGCAACGACGCGATTGCCGCCAAAGAGCGACGTAACTTCACCCTCTGACAGCATACCCGTGATTTGTACACGCGTTGGCGCAGTCAAGGTGGTGGATGCGCCATCAGACTGCGCTGCGGCAAACTTGGCGTCGCCAACCGCATACCCCTCTAGCCAGTATGCCTCGCCGCCCGATGCGCTGGGTTCTGGCTGGACGTAGTATGCGGTCATGCTTTAGCCTTTGTCTGGTAGCTCTTTCTTGAGCATCTCTACGAACGCATTGCGCCCAACTCTAAGCTGATCCAAGTTGAACTCTGCGCTGCCGATCTTTTGCTCTAAGCTGTTGATGTGATTGATGCACATTTTCGCAGTGTCGTTCAGTTCATCTTCTGTGTAGTCTACATCGTCAATCGTGATGACCTTTTTGTCTTCAGTCATTTGATTTCCTTTCTATGGTTTATTCAGCAGCCCACGGTACTCCTGATCCGCTGGTTGGGGTTTTGTCAGCTTCAATCTTAGCAGCAATCGCCGCCTCGACATCCGCTTGGTTTGCTTCGGCTTGCGCCCATGCAATGCAGTTGGCTTCCGTTACGTTATCGTA